CATTTTTTCACTTCCTATATCTTGTTTTAAAATATCGAATTTCGCTTCGGGGTTAATTCCTTTTTCACATATTGTAACTTCGTGGAGTTCTAACTTACTAATTTCGTTATATTCCCCTAATTCGTTGTGGCTTTTCTTTACTTTTTGTAATGCCTGTCCACCAATGCTAAATGACCTTAATGACCCTTTGCGAATGTTTCTTCCTACTTCTTTTGCTTTTTCAATGTCGTCCCTTAATTTAATTACAACAAAGAATCCAACATCATCAACTTCGGATTTCCATAATTTTCCAGTTTTATCTCTATATGAATCTACAACTTCACCGACTTGAACATTTGAGTGGTTAGTCATTACATTTCTAAACTTTGAGTCTTCCATGAACTTTATTACTGATTCTTGTAATGCTTTTAATGTAATCAAATCGTTTTGTTTGTCCACGATTTCAATACTTGCATACCCACCAATCATCAAGTCGTCGTTGCTCTTCAGAATGGTGAAATCATCATTCCTTGTCGCCATAACACTTGTTGCCATGTTTCCTCAAACCTTCCTAATCACTTTGAGTATATAATAGACTCGCCTCACTTCTCAGGCAGGGGCAATTCTTTGTTCCTATCCTCATAGATATTCCACAAACCTGCATCATCTTTCTCATCAGCAGGACTTTGTTTATAACCGGACCATGCTAACCACATATCCTTGTTTTCCACTTTTATCTTTCTTATGTTAAACTTAGTTTCAAATTTGTTTCCTTCCAAGAAATATTCATGATAACCATGTTTTTGCACTCCTAATCTAACTTCGCCTTCATCAATGATTTTTCGCTTAGATATGTTATTAGCAACCATAGCGGGGAATTTACCTGCTTTACCAAACAACTCAAATATATCGCCATCGTCTTCTAAATCAATTAACCAATTAATTGATTCATCTTTTAGTTTAATAACTAAATTTAGATTATCATCATCTCTTAGATATAATTTAAAATTACCTTGTTGATATTCCTTTGGTGTTTTATACTCCTTAAGAATATCACCTTCTTGCATTATTTTATCATCTTCAGAATAAAGTTTCTTAGTCTTCTCATCATAAGAAATCCCATCTCTTTGTTTCATCCAATCCTTAAGTTTATCAAACTTGCTCTCAAGAATGTCTTCGTATAAATCTTTATGATTTTTAACTAAATGATTATGTAATTCTTTGATTGTTTTTGGTCCTGTTGTTTTCATATGTTGGAAACCGGCAACAGTCAATCGAGATTGTTTAGTTTTCATAATTTCTTCCGCTTGTGTTTTCCAAAGGTCCAAATCAACTAATGCATTTTTAGCCATCAAGTTATCTTCTTCGAAGCCATATATAGTAAATCCATCCATATCACTTTTAATCAAAATAGATGCTTTTCCGTGAATATGGTCTGTGACTACAATTCCTTTCTTCAATGCTTCCACATTGTAATTTAGTGATTTCTTCTCATCTTTAGCAAGTAGTTCAAGGGTGACTAACTTATCGGGGTGTACGGCTTCCGGTATTTCAATGACCTTTGCTGAATGAACAATGTATCTCTCGCCCTCTTTCTTAACTTGGTCTATTTTGACTCTCACAATGCTTCCTAAGTCAGCAGATATTTTGGTGTTAAGTGCCTTTCCAACAACCATATAGGTTTTACCTTCTATTGTTTGATAATTCTTACCTTCACCTTCGGCTGGTCCTGCCCCTAAAGTATAGGAATAATTACCCTTAGATGATTTTTTATCAAGAACAATCAAATCTAAATCAACAAAATTCTTCCATTTAATCCATTTAGGATTTTTCTTAGTCCCAACATAATATGTGGAAGTAGCGTCTTTAATAACAACACCTTCTGCTGTTGGCATATCCATAATAGTTTTTGAATATTCTTCAATATCTTTAATTGAATCTGCTAAACGAGTATCTTTCTTCGATGGGAAGGCTAACATCTCACTTGAATGAATTGAATAATTATTGAAAATTAATGTCATTCTTTGTTCTAAAGGTTCTTCTAATAATGACTTTTCATTATGTCTTAACAAATCAAAAATGTGCATTCTTAAAATACCATCTTGATTTTTGTTATCAAATACATGGGCTATTGTTTCAGCCCTATTTTGGTGTTCTTCTCCTTTAAATAACATTAAAGAACCATCTAATATACAATCCCCAAAGTGCTTCTTTTTTAGTTCTTCAACTTGTTCTTTACACTTAGATGTAATATCTTTACCATCGAAAGAATAGACTTTGATTTTTTTATCTATTTTTTGCATTTGAATACGAAGCCCATCATATTTTTCTTGAACATAATATTCTCCAGTAAATCCTTTGAGTTCGTTCATATCTTCTATTTCAAATATACGGTACATTGGTTTATTTGGAACAATAAAATCTGATTCGGACTTTTCTTCCGTTGATTTTTCTTTTTCTGATTTCTTAACAGGTAGTCCTTCTATGTCTTCTAAAATATCCCAATCACTTTTTTCATTTTTAGATAAGAAAATTAACTCTAATATATTCATAGCAGCCTTTACTTTAGATTTGACTTTGTTTGAATCTTTTCCATCACCGTAATGCTCGATAATATAGAGGTCTATATCGTCCACTTCTAGGTCAAGTCCTTGAAGGCCATCTGTAATATCATCAGGTTTTATGTCTTTAACAGCGTAAATGTCTGGAGATAGGGCTTTACTGTCTTCTCTTATAGCATAGTGAACAAATTTAACCATGTTGCCAGATGAAGAAAGTAATGCTTCAAGCACTTCACCTTTGAATCTTTTGGCAAATGGGTCTGCTACTGATTCGGAAGAATACCGAAGTTTCTTGATGCCATTGAAAATTTTCTCGGCATTTTGTGATTGAGGGTCTTTAACATCGTCTGCTTCTAAATCAGAAATTTCAATAAAATTCTTTAATTCATTAGAAAGTTCATTACTATTTTCATACGCTTCTGTAATGCTATCTATTGCTTTTCTCCACTTGGACCCGTATTCTTTAGGGTCAGTGCGAGCCGATAGATAAGCCACTCTTACTTTTTCAAATAAGCGAACAATTTCATCCGATGTGGACTTATCTTTTTCAAGAAGATAAGCCATTTATTTCACCTATGAACTTCTTCCGAAATACTTTGAGATTTCCTTTAAGTCAGAAACTGCCTCTTTCAAATCTGTTTCGTATTTACCTAACTGTTTGGTAGTCGCAGTAAGTAATTTAGATGTAATGTCTCTAATCACTGAATTTATTTTTTCAAGAACTGCATTTGCATTTTTTTGTTCTTCTTCTGTAAATTTAACATCTCTAGGGTCTTCTGTTCTATCAGTTGCCTCATTTGCCTTAGCCATTTTTTCATCATCGTTGTCTCTTTTGTATTTTTGGCCAACCATAAGAGTTAATGCTCCGTATAATGCTTCCACTCTTGCTTTCATTAATTTAAGAGTTGTTTTCTGTTCGGGAGTCATTTTTTTACCCTTAAATTCCTCTTCCTTTGCTTTGATTTGAGCATCCAGTTTATGAACTAATTTTTGAGAATAATAAACCTTAGCCCGTATTTCATCATTTGACATTTTTTTAATTTTACCACTTGTAAAAGTCTCTCCACCAGCATTAGCGTGAATTTGATTCTGCTTAATGCCATGCTTAGAAGTCTTTGCCTTTGGTCGCTTTAGTTTAACTATATCTAGTTTAGTGTCTTCACCATCTCTTAAGGCTTCCAATGTTTCTCTCGCTTTCAATATAGCAAGTTCGATTATTTTTTCTTGTCTTGTTACTTTTTCTGGCATTATTGTCCACCTACTTTTTCGACCATTTTGTGAATATCGGACCATTCCATACTTCCAACATCACCAACAGATGAAGCACCAACTCCACCATTATTCATTTTTGGACTTGGACTTTGAGCAACAACTAAGCCAGACTTCATCAATAAGTTATCTTGATGATAAACAGTCTTTTCTAAGTTTTCAATTTTTTCTGTTAATGCCTTAAGGATGGCAAGTAGTTCAACATTTTGGTCAGTCACTTCTCATCACCTTTTTTCTTCTTAGGATAAACTAAATCTCTTAATTGCCGATATAGCAACTCATAGTCCTTACGAAGTTCAGTAGCAGAAGCCACTATATCAATGTTCCTTTCATCCATTGATTTCATCTTTTTATTCAACTTACTATCATCTTTAACCAACTGTAATGTCTTAAGAACATCAATTAACTCACCCATTTGAGTAAAGTCTTTTCCGAAAAATTCAGTAGGTTGTGCAGATTGCAGGACTTTCTTTAATCTCTTTTTTTCTTTCGGACCTAATGAACTAAGCAGTTCCTTTGGTTGTTGTTTCTTTTCAGCCTTTAATATAAACTCTCTATTTTCAGCCTCTAATATAAACTCCCTATTCTCTTCGTAATAATCCCAACTCATTCTTCTTCCTCCTTACCTTCTTTATATTCTTCTATTGAAGTCATAAACTCTTCCAGTTCTTCTTCAGATAAACTAGATTTGTCATATTTTTCTTCTAAATATTTTGCAATATCTGGAATTGCTGTTATTAGGTTTCCATCTTCATCGAGTAGTGGGTTTTGCCTAAATGATTGGAGCAATTTATCAAACAGTGCATCAGGCTTAACCTTTTTACCGCTTAGTTTAGCGTGTCTTGCTTCATAGAACTGTAAAAGGAGTTCCTTTTCCCTTGCTTCAGAAATTTCCTCTTGTGTTATAGTTTTAATAGTTTGTAGTTTTTTCTTAAGTCTTTTTTCTTTATTCAAAAGAATACGAATATCAGTATCTAAATCCATAAGAGGCGCAAAATCGTCCCTGTGTGTTTTTGTGTATGCATCAAAGAGTTCTTTATACTGGCCGTCTTTCATTTCTTGTAATAGTTTATCATCCATTGTAAATGCATCAATATTCCCTATGCTTGTTTCATCCGGTAAAGAATTTAAAAACGCATCAAACTTTTCATTATATTCCTCAAATTGCCATAATTCTAAATTCAAAATTGCTGAAAATCTACTCAACTGTTTAAAAATATTACTTTCTATGTCTTTTTTAATCTGTAATGTTTTCTTAACTCTTTCAAAGAAAGATTGTTTTGCAGGTTCATCTGGGAATTCTTTACCACTCATTCCTCTTCTTGGTTTGGGGAAATCATTAGCATTTGGAACCATAGTTTCTATTTTTGTTAAGACTTGACGATACTTTTTTTTGTTTCTTTCCATGAATTTAATAAAATCCTTGATAATTTTTATTTGCGCCCTTACATCTTCGGCTTTAAGGTTAGAAGCAATATTATTTAATTTTGCTTCAGTTTCCTCTAATAATTCTTCCGCTTCTTCAAACTCTTTTAGATTTTCCAAAGTTAATCTTTCCTTTTCTTCTGTTGCTAGGTTCTTAGCATCATCAACAATTTCTTTTAGGTCTTTTCCTAAATCACTTGGCCCCTCTCTAATAGCAAGAATTACCGGAAAACCTTTGAAGTCACCCTTAACTCTTTGTAAATTACCTTCTTGGACTTGAATACTTTTTTTTCTCATAGTAAATTCATAAAACTTATTCAAATCTTTAATAATATCAATAGTTAAATTTTCATACTGAGCAACCAAAGCCTTTGGGAATTTAGCAACCTTTCTTTTACTCTTTTGTTCTGCGTTAATTTCTTTTAATTTTCCAGCCATATAAGATTGAATACTTTCCTTATACTCTTTCTTTTTATCAGAATCTTCAAAGTCCTTGCTGGCTAACTTTGGATTAGCAATAGAAGCATACTTTTTAATGTAGGTAAATAAATCAACACCAATTTCTTTCTTGAAATTAGCATCTTTTAATTTGTTAGAGATAGAAACAATGTTATCCTCCATTTCTTTAATACCTTCAGTATTTTTATTATATGGGGTAGTTCTTATAATGATTTTATATCCTCTATTTGTTTTTGAGAAATCAATTAGATTGAATGCGTTTATCATCGCCTTTTTAAGTTTAGAACGAGGGAAGGGGTTATCTCCAGCATCTCTTGATGGTCCTAGTATTGGTTTTCTATCGCCAACTTTATAGCCATCGGGGATTTTCCCTTCTTTTTTATCTTCTTCAGTATATTTTCTTCTTGAAGATGAATACGATTCTAATCCAACGAACTCTCCTTCTGCATCTGTACGAGAAAGAAGTCCCTTTGCGCCTCTTCTTGCGTCTGGTAATTTTCTTTCACTTAAAATTTCAACGCCTCTTCTTTCTTTCTTTCTTCCTTCCGACGAACCAGTACCCGCATAATCAGGTTCGCCGGACATTTCCCCTTCAATGAAAAGTTCTTTAGGAAATTCATTCTCAATTGTTTCCGTACTTGCTTTCATATCAATTAAACGAAGAACTGCAATAAGGAAATCTTCTCCAAATTTAAATAACGGATTTAAAATCTCTAATGTTTTTTCTTCATCATCTTTGTTACTTATCAGTTTTTTATCTAGGAGGTCAAAGACCTTCTTTATGTCGGAATACACTTTTTTAGTTTTTTGATTAACCATTGCTGAAGCATTTTTATCATATCTATAATACTTCCTACTTCCTGTACCTAATTTATTTAGTCTTTTTATATTTTCAATAATTTGTTCATCCTTAGCCTCAATGACATTTATTATTTTTTGAATGGGTTTCTTAAGTTTTGCGTCTTCTGTATCATTCAATAAAGTTCTTAATGCCTCAATTAAATAAGCATGGACTTCAGTAGTTTTACCTTCACCATCGGATTGTAAGTAGTCCCGTACTACTTCATCATACCTTGGGCCTTTTTTATCCACTAATTTTTTATCAAGGTTTATGGTGGCAATTGGTTTTTTAAGCCTATCCAAATATTTTTTAGTTTTAGGTTGATTTAATAATTCTTTTAATTCTTTAAGATTCTTCTTTGTATTTAATTTTCCAAAGATTTCTTCTCCTGTTAGAATAGTTTTTACTTTAGGTGAAAGTTTTTCTTTTTTAGGTTCAACTATTTTCGTCCTACGAGAAACTGCTGAAGTTTTAACCCTTTCAGAATCTTTAGGTTTATCTGGCCTTTCCTTTTTATACTTAGGGGTATCTTCTTTTCCAGTAGGAATAGCAGCAGGTTCTTTCTTTGCAATATCCGATTCAATATGTTCAACAACACACTTAATCAAAAATTCAATATCATCTTCCCTTCCAGAAAGTTGAGCCTTTAGAAAAACCATTTAAATCAACTCAAAAAGGAATGTTTTCTTTCTTACCACGACGCTTAGATGGTGGCAAAATAACATCAGGAACATCATTAGAGGTTCTTATTGCTTTATGTGAAGTATCGGGCGGTAGTCCACCAACTGAAAAATCACGGCTTTTTGTAGTGGTTCTTCTTTCGGCAGAATTTTGAGCCTTAACTCTCGCTAATTCTTTTTTCAATCGCATTTCTTTTTGTTTTAAATCTTCTGTCATATTAACCAACTCTTCTTTCTGTTCTTGAATCAACATTTTGATTTCCTGCTTCGGCAGGTAATCCCGTCATGCGCTTATCCGGTCCTACTTCGTTCCTCGCTTTATTCCTTGTGGCCGGTGGATTTTCTTGGGGTTTAGAACCCCCCCCTTCTGCGAACATTCTTGTTTGTTCGTCTAAATCTCTTTGGTCTAAATTAGAACCTGCTAATGGGTCTGCACCTGCTCCTTCTTCACCTTCTGCTGGTTGTTCCGGTTGTTCAACTGGTTCTGGTTTTTTAAATGTAAATTGACCATCTTCATCCATATCCACTTCAAAGCCTAAGTTTTTAATTGAAGCAGCAATATTAACTTCAATCTCTCTTTTACGAAGACCTGCAATTTCGTCTTCTTCTTCCGATGGAGGTAATTTTAAAACCCAATCAGTAATGCCAAATTGTTTTGTTAAATATGGAAAAACATAATTATTATAAACATTCTGTGCCATTTGAACGGCACGATTAGTTACAAGAATTTGCATACCTTCGTTATTCAAACCACCACTCGTAGTATTGTCAGCCATGAATACTTTACTAACCCCATAGAAAGCAGAAATTCTATCTCTTAAATCATCCTTGACTGAAATGTAATCCATTTCTTTAAGGCTGTCCATGAACTTAATCCACTCAACAGCACCCTTTCCATTTTCTGCTTCAATACCCATAACAGGAATAAAGTGAGGGTCGGCTTCCATCTTTTCTTTTACGCCTCGCCAAAACGCTCTCATCGAATCCATGTTTCGAGTTTGAACCGCCAATAAACCTCTTGGCATTCTGCTCTTAGTGTAGGCGGAATTAACATAGTTCTCCATAGCAATAAGAGTCATAATGTGATTGTATAATGTAATTACTGGGGAGAAACCATAAAGGCGACTTGGGCTGTATTTACTAAAGTGCAACACTTCTCCTTCTAAGAAGTATTGGTCTTCACCATTTGCTCTATTTACAAAATGAACAGGTTTCATATCCGAACCGCACGATTCACATTTTGCATAAGGTTCTGTTGATAACATACTCCTGTGATTTAAACAAGTAAATCCTTTTGTTCCCTTAACTCCATCTTCATCAGCATAAATAAACATGGTCACAGGGTCGCCACGATAAATTTCTTTAATGCGATGCATTCGTATCTTACCATTACCATCCAAAAAGTATTCCTTTACTAGAACAATGTAAGCATCATCCATAGTATTCAAATCATCCTCAAGTTCTTTTAATACATCAATGAATAGTTGTTCCGAGGGATTAACATATCCTTCCAAAAACTTCTCAGCGAATTGTAGTTGTTTAACATCAGGAACTCTTAGGTCTTCTGATTCACAACGAGAACATTGTTGAACGGGTCTTTTGTGTTTTTTTCCACAATTGTTGCATATTGCTTCAAATGCTTTTTCCCAAACATATCCCCTACGATATACTTCCTGTTTCAATTGAGTAATACAAGTTCTAACAATAACAGATTGTTGAACCATGGAATAAATGATGGGTGCTGTCATCATGTAGTTATTCTGCCGTTCTTGAATACCCATATTGAATATCTGTCTATCGGCAGGTTTAGGAGTTGAACGCCTAAATAAGTTAGTAAAAGAGAATCGTCTTCTTTCGTCAGCCACACTTACACCCCTATTGGTTAGCAGGTTTCTCTTCTGCTATATACTCTTCGACTGTCATTTTCACAAGTTTTCTTCTTTCCCAACATGGCTTACAAAAACCAAAAGGCATCAAATTGCGAGAAGAAGTAGTATAGCACCTACCACAATAAATATGCTTCATTCAATCACACCATAGCATTTTTTCGTTCAAAGCGTTGTCTTTCACTTATTCCGTACTGTCTTAAAATTTCTTCAATTCTTTCTTTGATAAAGGCAGGTGACATAAAAGGCACATTTCCTTCTAGTTCCGCTTGAATTGATTTCTTACCTGCTTCTAAGAAAGAAAGAACTTGTTGTTCCATTTCATCGGGCATATCCGTTTTATTCATAGCCTCTCTAGTTTCTCTCATATATTTAGCATAGAAGTTAGAAGGTTGTCTTTTTAAGACAGTACCGACTTGTTCCATAGAATCCATAGCACTCATTTTACAATTGTCTCTGTATTTTTGAATATCATCTAAGTATATTCCTTCTTTCAACCAATCAAAACCAACATGGTCTCTATGATTTTCCCACTTCATTAATTTAAAAATTTCATCACACCGAGGCTTATACCATTCTTGTTTTTTGTAAGACTTTTTCATTCGTATTAATTCTAATAAAAGTTTAGCATTTCCTTTCTTTAGTCTAAAATGTGGTAAGCATTTAGTCAATAAATCACTAACATGTTCTTGTGAATAAAAATTTAATCTTTGTACTGGTCGAGTGTCTTGTGGTGACTTTTGATTTAAGTGCAATTTACCAAAACCAATAGACTTATGCATTTCTTCCATAAATGCACGACCTCTATCTCCCGTAGCGATTAAACCTACTCTTGGGTTATGGTTCCTATCCATAGTAATATAGCCATCTGAATCAATAAATGCAGCAGTATAGGCCCAAATATTTTTCTTTATATCACTAGGCATACTATAATATCCACCATTGACTACTGCCACATCTAACTTTTTAATCATTTTTGAAATCATATTTGTAGTTGTGCTTCTATTTAATTGTGTAGGTAGCCGCTCATGTAATTGTCTAATTCCAATTCCGGGACTTTTTCTAATTTCAGTATTGATAAAACTTAAAACCTTTTCTTTCTTAGATTTTGCTAAAGATTGGTCAGAAATTGTTTTTATTTCAGCCCTAAAATCTTTCTTTGCTAATCTGCAACTTTTTTCCAGTGCTGAATATTCTTTACTATATACCATATCAGTTTTCTTCAAATCATATTCCCAAAATTTACAAAGAGAATCAACTACTCTCCTTCTAGAATTAACATCATCTATTTTATGTAATTTCATTAAATCTTTTTCATTGAACCTCATCTTAAGCAAAGGTTCTTTATAAGGAGTTAACCAATAAATAGAATCAATACACTTAGAAATATGGTCAGAATAACCATCAATAACTGTATCAATAGCCTTAGCCATTCTTAGCCTATCTTGACCTTTTAGTTTTCTTCTAGCCCTTCGCATTTTCTTAACTAAATCCGGAATATTTTCACCATCAACAACATACTGTCTTGGAAACAAAGTTAATTGCTTTCTGGCTTCTGTGGCATTTATGTTTAAATTTTTAGATAGAGTAGTAATTGCTTCATAATCTGACATAACATAATCAGTTATTGATTTAAGTTCAATGCCCACATCATTTAACGCTTGGACAACAGGTTTCTTTTCTTCCTGTAAATCTTCCAATTCTTCAATTTCATCTTTTGAATCAATTAAATCTTGTTCTGTCACCATCATAACTACCTCAAAAATTCATACCTATTACGCCACTATTCCGCTTATACTTGTTAGTGGTAGGCGGCTCAAACAGTCCTAAATCGTCAAGCAGTATGAAGGTTTCACTCATAGTATGCGTTGCGGCATTCGCTAAGGCAAGGCTCATCACCATGTCGTCGTGCGCCCCTATTCCTTCAAATTTTCCCTTCTCGGTGATAGCGAACATAGACAATTCTTCAAGTAATGTCATTGAAACTCTTCTGCTTTCTTCATTGCCATAAGGTAGGTTAATCTTTTTATTCTCAAAATTCATTTGAAGACTTAGAATAATCTCTTCCTTCTTCTTTCGAGTAGTATTGAAGTCGTGGACATTCAAATCACTTACATTTCTCAACTCCTGTGTAAATGATTTAGCGAATGTATTTGTTTCAAAGAGAACAACTTCGGGATGGAACATCTTTCCAATTAGCCTAACCTTTTCAATGTTCTCCCTAAACTCCACATTCTTAGAGCGGTCAATGAATACAATTGTTTTATTGTCGTGTTCATCAACTTCTAAAACAGTAATAACATTGTAATCTCCATCTGTTGATATAGCAGGGTCAACCCCGACATAATACTTGTAGCCTTCACGACGATGGGGTTTGAGAATATGTTCTTTACTCTTTGCTAATTCTAAATAGTCAGGATTGAATAAAGAAGTACCTGTTGATATAGGAACACATAGATATTCCCGTGTGAACATTAATGAGCCAACTTCTGCCTTTCTTGCAATAAGAGCATCATAGTCCCATCTTTCAGGCCATAGGGGTTCATTGAGAGCATTGAAACAAGGATATGTTCGGACTGTATAAGCAGGATTCTCTTCGAGTTGTTGATAAATATCTGTATAACTGAAGGGAGTTCCAATAACTCTCAATGAAGCGGTGTGGTGGAGTGTTGGAATCATGTCACCATAAAACCAATCGGTTACCTTTTGAATACCAGTCATACTAAACTCTTTCAAAGGGTCGTCAATAATAATTTCTTGAGGGTGAAGACCACGAATCTGTGAACCAACGGAACGCTCAAGTATTTGATTTCCGTTGGTTAATGTAATATTTCCGATAGCCCAACCTCTAGCCGGTTTAAATTGTTTAAGCATTGGGTGAGTGAACATTTTATCAATGTCCCTCATGTGAACCATTGTCTGCTTTTGGTTAGATGAAATGTATAGCATTTGATATGGAGGCTCTTGGAATACTAAATTCCAAACAACCCAACTGTGCATAAATACTGATTTTCCGTGGTCACGACTACAAACAATAACTGTTCTTTGGGTATCATTCATTAATTCAAGCCACTCTTGTTGGTATTTAGGAAACATAAAACCTAAAACATTTTGAAAAAAATAAGGAAAAGAGTTTCGAGATAACTCCATATCCATTTGATGTTCAAAGTTAAAGGCTTCTATTTC